CTCATGCCCTCGAAGCGCTCACCAGACGTTTCACCGTTGTTGAGAAAAAGCTCGGGCAGGACATCATCTTGTGATTTGATATAATAAAAAATTTATTTTTTGTCCGCCCGCCCTGCGGGGACATTAATATAGCGCGTCCGCGGTAGCGGGCGTAAGATTGAGGCTCCACTCGAAGAGTGGATATGTTTATTTAATAAAAGCTATTTAAGCAAATTCAGTAACAATTGCAGCATTTTCCGGTTCACCGTTATCTTCATCAATATGCCATTCTTCAGACATAAGTGTTGGTAGATTGGCTCCGAGCTGTTTCTTGATCCTTGGTCGAACAGCGAGTAAAGAACCATAGAGAGTTTGTTTACGGATCCAAACAAGTTTGGTTTTGGAAATACTTTGCATATTGGTTCCAATGACAAAGTCATTGTTTCCATCAATCATAGTTCCTTTTTGGACGATCATGATTTTATGGGTAATTCCACGGACGCTAGTAAAATTTTCGATATGACTAGTGTCGAGTACTCTATTGCGTTTGAAGTTCCAAGTGAACTTGCATTTCTCACCGGAGGTGAGAACTACTGGATAACGTTTAGTCCAGTAATGAGTATTGAATCCTTTGTAGTTGGTCGGTCTTGACCAAATAGTTTGAATGCTTTCAGCAGGTAATGAAGTGTCGTTTTCTTCTTGATCGACAGCTAAGCTCCATTGAGTTCCAGGGTCGGTTCCACCGCCACTGACTTTGTCTACTAGAGTGTAGATATCTACTTCTATTGTAGTAGGACTACAATTCATGAATTCGATTTCTTCTTTTGATCCAATGAAATTGAGTTTCCAGCTTGAGCGTGGTGCGGTCATTGCGACACCATTGTTTAGACCTTGAAATAGTAATTTCAAGTCGGCAGACTGAGTTTGAGTAATCAATGCTTGGTTTTGTAAGCCTTGGCCTGAAAGATTTCCACCATTTACGTAGCTATAGATCTGACCTGGTTGAGATAGTTCTTTTGTAAGTTTGGAAATTTTCGTTGGTTTGTATTTTGTGTTAACAGTAAGATGTTTAATTCCATCGACTTTATTTGACCATAGCAGTCTTGTCTTGGTTTTAGTTTTAGTTTTAGTGTTGCTTTTAGCTGTGCGGAGTTCCTTTTTGATAGCGGTAAAGACGCTCTTGGGGACATAAGGCATTGTGACGTTTGCTCCGAAAGGAGTTAGTCTTTGGATGCCTCTTTGTCTTTGCGTTACTCTAAGTTTACGATCGCTTCTTGCCATAATGGCGGAAAACACAGGTCAGTGGATATTGAAAAAGCGGAGATTTTTTTTTACCATTGACACAAGGGGTCTAGCTATTATTACCTAGACCCCCTGTGTGTGTGTGTCATGAAACCCTGAAAGGGTTTGCTTACAAATAAATGCCCATACTACGCCACGTACCCCACAACCCCTCGTGTGGCTTGTGGTAAGTATATAATGGCACGGTATTTGCAGTAATTTATGAAATGCAATCTCGAGCCCGTGCCTTCTGCGCTACCTGGAACAACTATCCCGATAACCACCAGGATCGCTTCGATGCGCTCAACGCACGATATGTATGCTACGGCTATGAATGGGCGCCCGGTACCGGCACGCCCCATCTCCAGTGCTACATCTATTTCGACAACGCTCGCTCCCATCGTTCCATGTGTTCGTCCCTCCCAGGGGTTCACATTACTATCGCTCGAGGGAGCTTTGAACAAAACAAAGCCTATTGCTCGAAAGACGGCGACTTTATCGAATTTGGAACCCCGCCGCAAGCGCCAGAGAAGAACGGCAGCGACGAGCGTGAACGTTATGAAGCGGCTTGGGACTCCGCCAAACGAGGAGCCCTCGACGAGATCGACGCTCAGCTTCGAATCCGTTTCTATTCCGCCTTTAAAGCTATCGCCCGTGACCACATGGTCCGACCTGATCAATTGGACGGAACTTGCGGACTCTGGATCCACGGTACCTCGGGTAGTGGAAAGACCACATCCGCGAACCGTGCTTTTCCAGGAGCCTTCCTCAAACCTCTCAACAAGTGGTGGGACGGTTATCAAGGAGAGTCCGTCGTCATCCTCGATGACATGGCCGTCTACCACCGTGAGCTCACCACGTATCTTAAACATTGGGCAGACTTCCTCCCCTTTATTGCTGAGACCAAAGGAGGTGGATTCTTCATCCGCCCTTCAAAGTTTATTGTCACTTCGCAATATACGATCGAAGAGATTTGGGGAGAAGATGCTCATGCCCTCGAAGCGCTCACCAGACGTTTCACCGTTGTTGAGAAAAAGCTCGGGCAGGACATCATCTTGTGATTTGATATAATAAAAAATTTATTTTTTGTCCGCCCGCCCTGCGGGGA